GACGGTTCAACATCTGGAGGAGCCCCCATCAGAGTCTGCGGGATGTATGCACCATGGGCAACAGCAAGCTGATCGCGGTATGTTTTGTCCTCACTCACAGGGCTGTAATCAAATCGCTTGGAGATGTAACCGCCGTGATTGACCATTACATCCAGCCGTTCTGACCGGTCCTGCCCAACGGGGAGAGGCCATAGCGTGACGCTCACGGCCGCGCCGCGTCCAATCGGCAAATCATAGCGATACGTCCGATAGGTGCGCATATAGAGCCGAAATCCCACGCCTGCTGCCAGGATGCGCTTGATTGCATAGGCGATCTGCTCGATCAGCTCCAGACGTTCATCTGACAGTAGCGACTCGTCCACATAAAGGGCAATCTTGGCCGGAAACACATCCTTATATCTGATGTCCGTGTACTCGACGCCCAACAGTTCGGCGGCGGCCTCTATAATCGTATTGCGGTCGCCGCCGGAAAGCTGGGCCATCCACTTGACCCGGATAAAGATTCGGTACAGTGCATCGCTGGCCGCGCCCCGTTCCACCCCGTAGGTTTCTCCATAGCGGTCAAGGACGCTGCCCTCTGCATTGTCCAGATCATCCCAGCTTTTTACCAAGGCTGCATTGTCATGGACAAGTTCCAGACAATATGCAAACAGAGAGAACAGTTTGCCGATGTTGGTTTCAAGGGGGCGGCCCTTCTGCACATTGACCAGGTCGCGCCGGTTGTAGGCATTGGTGAGCATGTCGAGCATCTTTTCAAGGTACCCGTGCGTCATGCAATGCTCACCATCCCTTCTTCCGTCACCACCTTGAAGCGGCTATCCACCTCAATGTTTTGCTCCTGCAGATCATCCGGCGAAGTCCCCAGCAGGATGTCGAAGTCCAGAACGCCGGGGACTGTATAGAGTACTGCCGGGATACGCTGATGGTACAGCGTCTCGCCTACCCCCACGCCGCCGGCCTCCTGGCTCCCGATATAGTTGACAATCGCAGCCACCAGACGATTATTACCATCGTGCGGAAAATTGCTGCCGGTCACGAGATTGATGACTTGGACATAGACCTGCACCGGGCGCGGCCGGCTGAAGCAGATCGTCGTGGTGTCTCCGTTGGCCATAATCACCGGCACCGAAACCTGACCAAACGTCCGAATACCACCCGCTGCCCGGTCGAAGATCTGCTGCGCTATGTCGGTCTCAAGACCGCCATAGACTACAGCCTCAATGCTGTGCGGCGGGAGGCCATAGGCGTCTGTCTCATCGTTGATGTTCTCGAACACCTGTGCGTCCATGATGCCCTCCACATTCTGCAGCAGGGCCGCGCGGATGGCATCTGTATTGACGCCGCCTGCAAAGTCCACAGACGCATAGTAACGGTCGCGAAACTCCTCATCGGTTTCGCGCTGTCGGCCGCCGGTAAAAGCCGCCGCATTTGTTACAGCCGTCACCCCCGGCACAGCGCCCGGGTTGGTGATGGTCGTGACTGTACCGGCTGCGACGTTTCCCTCGGGGCCCAGCGACACACATCGGGCCGGCACTGTGGCCGTACCATCATCGCCGATTTCGGTTTCTTCGACCGCAAAAAACTGGATTCCGGCCGCTGTCTGGGCAAGCCAGCCTTCGGGGATGTATGTTCCAGGCGGACCGGTCACCATCAGATAACCAGTGGCCCTTTGCGCACTGAGCACCCGCAGGCCAATCGCACGCCCCAGGTTGAGCAGCGACGTGCCCACCGAGGTGTCAACAAAACGGCTGTTGTAAACATCTTCCAGGACGGAGAAAACGATGTTCAGGATCCATGCAAAGATGCGCAGAAACAGGCCGAGCGGGCTGCGCACGGTCAGGTTTGCTTTTGCTCCCCACAGCTCCCGTGCTTTATATTCCAGCGCATCCAGCAGTTCGGTGTAAGTTGGCCGCCGGAAGCCGCGTGACGTCAGCCCCCAGCCGTACTCATCCATCCTCTTTCACCTCCATTCTGACGGTGGAGCCATCATACAGGTTTGCCTGGAGCTCGACTCCAATATTTCGGCCGTCAAGCTCGGGGATCAGGCTTGTAATCTCGCGCACATAGGGCTCCTGAAAAACCGATGTGCGGATCACATCATCCGCCTCCCCCATTCCTTCGTTCGTGGGCTGTCCCACTACACGGGGCCACTCAGTCCCATGACTTGTGTCCAGCGGGAACTCACCTTTCCAGGTCAGCAGGTTATTGCGGATATTCTGGGCAATGGCTTCACCGTCAGATCTGCTTACCATGATCCCCTCATCGTCGAAGTAGAGATCCCGTGTCTCAGGGTCAAGGGCCAATACGGTAATGTCTGCCATATTTCCTCCTTAAAGCGGCGGAGATGTCGGTGTTCCAAGATTCCCGTTGTGGGTGTGCTTTACCAAGCTCACACCGGCCGCCGTCACATCTACGGTTACATCCGTTCTTCCCTCCTGCTGAGTATTTCCAATGTGCCGGATATCCCCTTTGATCTCGATTACATCCTTCTTGATGGCGATGTAGAGACTTCCGGTATCCGTCCCCATGACCAGTGCCTCGTCAGGCAGCCCCGTTACAGGTTTTGTCGCCGGCACAAAGGCGCCCACAAATACCGCATCGTCGCCCGAGTGGTTTCGCTCAGTGTTTGGCTGGCTTTCCTCTCCGGAGGCTACGATGCGGTCGATGTCATGGTCGATGTAGAGTATCACGCCCACATCGCCTGCCGCGTACCATGGCCTCACCACGAATCCGGCTCCGCGAATCAGTGCGACGGGCACGCCCAGGACAGGCGGTTGGGTACGATAGACGGCGGCGTCCAGCGCCTTGGATAGAGGCTGGACGTCCACTGTCATGGCCACCGGGTCAAACTTTTCCACACGGCACAGGGCGCCCACATGGACCCCGGCAGCGAGTTTCTTGTTTTCCTGGTTTTTCAGGTCGTAATAATCTTGCCTCACGCAGGTTTCACCTCGATTTCGGTAACCCAGTCGCCGTCGGGCTTGCCTTTATGGCTTCCTGCCACGAGCAAATATTTTCCGTTCAGGGTTTGACTCTTGATGTTAATGACGTCCGCCGGGTTGAGATGGTAGTTCAACAGGCACCGGCGTGTGTAAGTCGGAGTCTTTTCTTCCTTCGACTGTGTTGTCTGGTTGGTTGTCGTTTCGGTGTCAGACGTCTCAGTGTCAGCCCGCAGCAGGCCGGTGGAAGCAGAAAGCTCATAGCCCATGTCCTGCCCGGCCGCCGGGTCGCTGATGATGACTGTACCGTTGCGAATCAAAAACCGGCTCTTGCAGTCCAGCGTGATGATCTCCTTCAGTACATCCTTGACCTTTCCCTTGCAGACCCGGCCGCGAGGGTAGGTTTTGTCCTCGACAAGCTCCATTGTCCCCACCTCAAGGCCAAACATAGTGAGCAGGTCATTGATGATGGCACTGGATGTGCTGTTTTCGGCATAGGTCTTGTTGACCTCCGAGCTCAACCATTCTTCCAGCGCCTCGACCCCTGTGATTTTGGTGATCCACTCTGTATCCGAGTGCTCATCTACCACACGGGATACCTTGCCGGTAAAGATAACGCCGATGTCCCCCTCGTATCCAGCGTTGAGGATCACCGGCGTTCCCTTTACAATTTCCTTCCGCGTTGCATCCGCCAGGTTATGCACCGTGATAGAGGCTGTTCCCAGCGTGTCGCTGTCCTTGAAAGGGACATCAAACTCAAAGTAGAGGTTGCTCATGTCATACCGGCGCGACCCGATTTGGAGAGTTGCTGATCGTTTCCAAAACATCATGCCGCCTCCCTATTGTAGAGATAGAGCTTTACCTCCTTGCCAAAATTCTCGAACGTCACTTCTGAAATATCATCCCCCGTAAGGCACCGGGGGATGATGACCGGCACCGGGAAGCGCTCGTCCTCGACCGTGTTGAAGAGCGGCCGGCCATAGCGGATAATATCCCCATAGACAAGCACCTCCCCTGTGCTGGTGACCGACAGATCGGCAGTAAAAAAGCCCCCTTGCTCGTTATACCGGATGCAGAACGTGAATGTCCTGTCATCCAGCTTTACCGAGAACTTATAGGGGACTTTCGACGTGTCGATATCGATGTAACTGACCTCGTTTCCAAGGTCGATAAGCTGCAAACCTTCCATGATTATGCTCCACTATAAGCAGATGTGCTTCTCTGGGTGGGGCCAGAACTACTGCTTGCCTTTGACGAGAAGCTGTCCACATATTCGGCATAGGCGCTTGACGAAATTTTCTCGGTCGCAACAGTGTGCAGCCCGTCGGCGCTGGTGGCCTTGGTCTGCGATGTCGAAACGGATACCGGGGCCTGTGCATCCTGGGCGCTCATAAGCTGCTGGCCGGACTCCACATAATCGGAGGCGGTGCGATTGATGACCTGAAGCTGCAGCGTAACGCTGTAGCCGTCCTTAATCTTTGCGGAGACGTCAAATTTAAGGCTTGTGATAACGCAGCTGTCGATTTTGATGCGGCCGATATAGGACAGTACGTCCTTTTCCTTCCGCATCCGCAGCAACGTTTCTTTCTGTTCATCCCCGCCAATCAGGACGCCGGTCAACGTGTACTTGTCCGGATCATTGACCACATGGTCATTGATATCCGCCCCTTGCTCCATGGGATTGGACGTGACCTTGCTGGACCCCTGCATACTCTCGGCAGTGATGACGCCGGTCGTTTCAGCGTCAAAGCGGACTGTGCCGCATTTTTCGCCGGTAAGCGTGTACGCCATATGGACTCATCCTTTCTACAATATCGCGTGTCCTTCCTGCATGGCCCGGTCGTGCAGCTCCTGTTCTTTCTTTTGACGCCAGAGCTTTTCAGCCTCATCTTTGCATTTCTGGGCGATAAGGTCGGCAAGCTCCTCAGGATCAGATGCGGTGTCACCCGTTACCGTGACGGAGATGCTGATCTCCGGGGCAAAGGTCGAATTGTCCTCATAGGTCGTAGAGTTGGACGAATCATTGTTGACGATTTCGCCGGCCGCCGAACTGGATGTTTCATCACCCAGGATGGCATCGGTCTTATCCGCCGGGATGATGGCAGAGCCTCCAGGCAGATAGGCAAGCTCGCCGCCGTCCTCGTTGATGTGCGTCCAGCCGCCGGGGAAGTTGTCAGTGCCCCCGGCATTGTGGGGGATGTCATCAGCATCGCCGTCATCGCCAGACGACGCCGGCGCGCCGGTGATGCTGATGCTGGCCCCGCTCACATTCTGGGCGGCAGATACAATGCGGTCAAATTCCGATATGATGCTGTCCGCCCCGGACGAGGCGACGTCCGTCATCCGCTCCCAAGCTTCTTCGGCGTCGAGGGTCATGCTGGCATAGGCGGTCTCTGCATCGTCAGCCATCAGGCTGTAGTTGGTGTCGGAGATCTCCCGGGCCGCCGTCATGGCCTCGTTGACCGCATCCGTGGCATTTTGGGAGGCCGTGGAAATATCCGCCGAGTA